CGTATCCGTGAGCTAGATCGCACGTACTACGATGCTCGCGTGGCAACCATCAACGACCCGACAGACCTGAAACGTCAGGAACGCGACGCCGAAGCCGAGGAGGCGGTGGCGCGCGAACGCCGGCGCAAAGAGCTGGAGGATCTGCGGTGGTTGCTGGGTCACCCCCAAGGGCGCCGCATCGTGGTGCGGCTCCTGGACGAGGCTGGCGTGTACCGCAGCTCCTTCAACCATAGCGGCAGCGTTATGGCGTTCAACGAAGGCAAACGGCACGTGGGCCTGTTCCTCATTGCGGAGCTAACCGAGGCGTCGCCCGACGGGTTCATGAAAGTGCTCAAGGAGCACGGAAGGACCAAAGATGACTGATACGACTGCGGCTACCGGCACACCTTCCAACGACGCTGGGGGGCCGACCAACACTGTGAGCAATGCTGCATCCGCAGCGGGCACAGCGGCACCGGCTTCGGCCAACGCTGCTGCAGGCACGCAGGACTCGAAAGCCGCCGAACCGGCGGTGCCCGAGACCTACGATCTGAAGATGCCCGAGGGGGTGGAACTCGACCAGGCGGCTGCCGCCGAGTTCACCGCGATCGCCAAGGAGCTCAAGCTCGACCAAGCCGCGGCGCAAAAACTCGCCGACGTTGGCGCCAAGATGGTGCAGCGTCAAGTCGAGGCGCACGCCAAGCTCGTCGAGTCGTGGGTGGAGCAGGTCAAAACCGACAATGAGATCGGTGGTGACAGGCTCGCAGAAAACCTCGGCGTCGCACGTAAAGCGCTCGAAGCATTCGGGACTCCCGAACTGCGTGACGTTCTGAACGCCACCGGTCTCGGCAACCACCCGGAAGTCATTCGCGCGTTTTACAAGGTCGGCAAAGCGATCAGTGAAGACCGGTTCGTGAGTGGCGCGCCGAAAGGTGGCACCGACGATCCGGCCAAGAAGCTGTTCCCCAACATGAACTGAAAGGCAAACCATGGCTGCTCTCGCTGCAAACAACCCGACGCTGCTCGACGTCGCCAAGCGCCTCGACCCCGATGGCAAGATCGCCGCTATCGTCGAGATCCTCAACGCCGTCAACCCGGTGCTGAACGACCTGACCTTCATCGAAGGTAACCTGCCGACCGGGCACCGCACCACCATCCGTACGGGGCTGCCCACCCCGACCTGGCGCAAGCTGTACGGCGGGGTCCAGCCCACCAAGTCGACGACCGTGCAGGTCACCGACTCGTGCGGCATGCTCGAGGCCTATGCTGAAGTCGACAAGGCCCTGGCCGACCTGAACGGCAACACCGCCGCCTTCCGCCTGTCCGAAGACGCCGCCCACATCGAGGCCATGAGCCAGGAGATGGCCTCCACGCTGTTCTACGGCAACGAGGGCACCGAGCCCGAGGCCTTCACCGGTCTGGCTCCGCGCTACAACTCGAAGTCCGCCCAGAACGCCGACAACATCATCGATGCTGGCGGCACGGGTTCCGACAACACCTCGATCTGGCTGTGCGTGTGGGGCCCGCAAACCGGCCACGGCATCTACCCTAAGGGCTCCATCGCCGGCCTGCAGATGACCGACAAGGGTCAGGTGACGGTCGAGAACGTCGACGGCAACGGTGGCCGCATGGAGGCCTACCGCACGCACTACCGCTGGGACGCGGGTCTGACCATCCGCGACTGGCGCTACTTCGTGCGCATCGCCAACATCGACGTGTCTGACCTGGACACGGTCGCCAACACCAAGAACATCATCAACTGGATGATCCAGGCCTCCGAGCGCATCCCCGAGCTGGGCAAGGGCCGCGCGGCGTTCTACATGAACCGCCGCCTGCGCGAGAAACTGCGTCTGGGCATTCTCGAGAAGATCTCGAGCAACCTGAGCTGGGAGACCGTCGCCGGCGAGCGCGTGATGACCTTCGACGACATCCCGGTGCGCCGGTGCGACGCCTTGGTCAACACCGAGGCCCGTGTCGTCTAAGCCGCGGCTCTGAACTTTGAAAGGAAACCACCATGATTCTCGACAAGCGCAACGAGTTCTGCGACGCCACCGCGCTGAACACCGGGGCCCCCGGCACCTACCTGATCGGTGACCAGATCGACCTGGGCGTGGCCCGCGACATCGGCACCGGCGAGCAGCTGTACCTGGTGATCACGGTCGACACGCCGCCCACCTCGGGGGGCGCTGCCACGGCTCAGTTCACGCTGGCCTCCGACGACACCGCCAGCATCGCCACCAACGGCACCGCCAGCGTGCACTTCCAGACCAAGGCCTTCACCATCGCCGAGATGACTGCGGGCGCGGTCCTGGCCGCTGTGCCCCTGCCGATCGAAGGCGTGGCCTACGAGCGGTTCCTGGGCATCCTGCAGACCACCGGCACCGCGGCCTTCACCGGCGGCAAGATCAACGCCTTCCTGACCCCTGATGTGGCGAAGTGGAAGAGCTACGACGCGCCGTTCCAGGGTTGATGAGGTGACCCCATGAAAGTGACCGCCATCAGTCCGGCCTTCTACAACGGCTCCCGCGTCCGCGTGGGGGACGTGGTGGACGTGCCCGAGGGATTCAAGGCCTCGTGGGCAGCGCCAGCCGACAGCGTCAAGCCGCCGGCCAAGTCGGCCAAACCGGAACCGCGCGCCCTGTCGCAGGCTGGCAAGGCCGAGAGTAAGACCTTCGTCCAGGTCCACAGCGAGAAGGCCGACCTGGCCTGATCGGCAGACGCTGTCTGCACCGAGGGGCGCTCTCACAAGGGGCGCCCTTTTTCTGTTGCGTGTCCGTGTCCTGGGGCCCTCCCCATACACTGGCGGGGTAGGAGGATGTCAACGTGGCCTCAGTCGTCCAAATCTGCAACATGGCCCTGAGCCACATCGGCTCTGAGGCCCGCGTCTCGTCGATCAGCCCGCCCGACGGCTCGGTCGAGGCGGGGCACTGCGCCATGTTCTACGATCTCGCCCGCACCGAGCTGCTCGAGCCCGGCAACTGGGCGTTTTCGCTCAAGCGCGCCACCCTGGCCGAGGTCACCAACCCCAGCGGGGCCTGGGCCTACGCCTACGCCAAGCCGTCGAACTGCCTGCGTGCGCTGCGCATCCTGCGCCCGAGCATTGCAGCCGCCGTGCTCACCCGGAACCTGGCGTTCGAGCCCCACACAGATGACCGCGATGGTGCCGCGTTCGACGTCGAGGGCGATGTGATCCTGACCAATGAGCCCGATGCGGTGCTGCTCTACGTGCAGGACGTGACCGACTCGACCAAGTTCCCGGCGAGCTTCACGAGCGCGCTGTCCTACCTGCTGGCGAGCTACTTGGCCGGGCCGATCATCAAGGGCAACGAGGGCGTGCGTGTGGGTGATGCCATGCGCCAGCGCGCCATGACCCTGGCCGACATCGCCGCCACCGCGAGCGCCAACGCCTCGAGTGCCGAGTCGCTGCCGCAACCCACGCTGCTGGCGGTCCGCGCATGAGCACCAAGCACCTGCTCCGCTCGTTCGCCGGGGGTGAGATCACGCCCGAGCTGGCCGGCCGCCTGGACCTGGTCAAGTACCAGACCGGCCTCGCGCTCGCGCGCAACTTCATCACGCTGCCGCACGGGCCCGCCACGCGCCGCCCTGGCTTCGAGTTCATCCGCGCCGCGGGCAACTCGTCCCACCCCGTGCGCCTGATCCCGTTCACCTTCAGCGCCGACCAGACTGCGGTGCTCGAGTTCGGCCACCAGTACATCCGCTTCCACATCGGCGGGGCCACACTGCTCGACCCGGCCACGGGCTTGCCGTACCAGATTTCGAGCCCATACCAGGGGGCCGACCTCTTCGACCTGCACTACACGCAGTCGGCGGACGTGATCACGATCACGCACCCGGGCTATGCTGCCCGCGAGTTGAAGCGCCTGGGCGCCACCAACTGGGTGCTCACCCCGGTGTCGTTCGGCCCGCCCACTAACGCACCGACCAACGTGACCGTTACGGCCACTGTCGCCAACAACCAAAATCTAACCACGCAGAAGTACGTGGTCACCACCGTGGCCGACGACGGCGTCACGGAATCCTTGCCCTCTGCACCCGTGGCTGTGAGCAACAATCTCACGCTGGCCGGCAACTACAACACCATCACCTTGTCCCCGGTCGGCGGCAGCACGCGATACAACGTCTACAAGCTGCGCGGGGGCGTCTACGGCTACATCGGTCAGGCCCGGGCCACCACCGGCTCCGGCACCGTCTCGATCATCGACGACAACGTGGTGCCAGACACCACGCAGCCGCCGCCCGATGACATCATCAGGCTGAACACCGGCCCTGGTGACTACCCGGCCACCACGACCTACCACGAGCAGCGCCGGTGGTTTGCGGGCACCGACGGCAAACCCCAAGTGCTGTGGGCCACGCGCACCGGCACTGAGTCGAACCTGACGAGCTCGATCCCCTCGCGGGATGACGACGGCATGGAGCTGCGCATTGCGTCCGGCCAGTACAACCGAATCCGCCACCTGGTCGCGCTCTCCGACCTGATCGCGTTCACCGCGGGCGGTGAGTTCCGTATCTACTCCGACGGTGCGCCCGCGATCACGCCCACGAGCGTGACGATCAAGCCCCAGGGGTACGCCGGCGCCAGCAACGTGCAGCCGGTGGTGACCACGGCCTCGATCCTCTACGTGCAGGCCCAGGGGTCGCGGGTTCGTGAGCTCTCCTACAACTGGGAGGCCAACGCCTACCGCTCGGTCGATGCCTCGATCATGGCGCCGCACCGGTTCAACGGGTTCACGATAACCGACCTGGCCTATAGCCGTGCGCCCGACTCTATCTGCTGGGCCGTGCGCAACGACGGCGTGCTGCTCGGCATGACCTACGTGCCCGACCAGCAGGTCTACGGCTGGCACGCGCACGACACCGACGGCGCGTTCGAGTCGGTGTGCGTGGTGCCCGAGAACAACGAGGACGTGCTCTACGTGGTGGTGCGCCGCACGATCGGCGCGAGCCAGCTGCGCTACATCGAGCGCCTGCGCTCGCGCCTCTTCACCGACCCGGCCGATGCGTTCTTCGTCGACTCGGGCCTCACCTACGACGGGCCGCCCGTCACGACGCTGTCGGGTCTAGACCACCTTGAAGGCAAGACGGTCGACATCCTGGCCGATGGCGCCGTGCACCCGCAGCGCGTGGTGTCGGGCGGGGCGATCACGCTAGACTACCCCGCGAGCAAGATCCATGTAGGTCTGCCGATGGTCTCCGACCTGCGCACGCTGCCGCTGGCGCTCGAGGGCGCACAGGCCGCAGGGCAGGGCACGGTCAAGAACGTCAACAAGGTGCACCTGCGCGTGAGCCAGTCGAGCATCGTCAAGGCCGGGCCAGACTTCACGCGCCTGCGCGAGTACCCGGCGCGCGCCGTCACAGACCCCTACGGCTCGCCGCCCGCGCTGCGCGACGGCGAGCTCACGCTATCCATCGACCCGAGCTGGAATCAGGACGCCGGCGTGTGCGTGCGCCAGGATCTGCCGCTGCCGCTCACGGTGCTGTCGATGACGCTTGAGGTCCAGACCGGTGGCTGATGTCCTGATCCGACCCACGGAGCCGGGCGACGCCGCCCGGCTTTTTGCCAACCTGCGCGCCTCCGACCTGGCCGAGTGCCGGGCCTACGGGCACCCCGACATCGCCGCCAGCATCGCCTCGTGCGTGGATCTCTCGGTGCTGTGCTGGACCGGCCTGGTGGACGGCGAGCTCGCTGCGATCTTCGGTGTGGCACCGATCAACGCGCTCACCGGTGTCGGCTCGCCATGGATGCTCGGCACGCCCGTGCTCGACCGACACCAGCGTATCCTTGTCCGCAGGACCCCCGAGAACATTGCACCCATGCTGAAGATGTTTCCCCATCTGGTGAATTACGTGCACGCGAAGAACACCACCAGTGTGCGGTGGTTGCGCCGGTTGGGGTTCACGCTGCACGAGGCCGTACCCTACGGCCCGCTAGGCGAGCCCTTCCACCCGTTTGAGATGCGAGCCTGACTATGTGCCTCCCCGCTCTTGCTGCCGCGCTCCCGAGCGTCTTCGGCACCGCAGCCGCAGGCACTGCCGCCGCAGCCGGCACTGCTGCAGCTACCGGCCTGACCACTGCCCAAATGATTAGCTTGGGGCTATCCGCGGCTGGCGCCGTCACCTCGGCGATTGGCGCCTACCAGCAGGCCAAAGTCGCCGGCGAGGTCGCCGCGCGCAACGCCAAGATAGCCGACATGCAGGCCGAAGACGCGCTACGACGCGGAGAGAATGAGGCTGCCGAGCTGCGACGGCGGGTGGCCGCCACCAAAAGCGCGCAGCGTGTTAGCTTGGCCGCCAAGGGGCTTGACCTGACCTACGGTACTGCCGCCGACCTGCAAGACCAGACCGATTTCTTC